TTATGGTAATGAGAAGTTTATTCAGAAAGTAAAATATAAAAATACCGGTGAATGGTTTAGAGCTGTAGTCGTTAGAATGGGTATGGAATCAAAAATTTATACAATACCAGACACAACACATATGTCTTTATTAACAAGATTAAAAAATACCGCTAATGTTAATTCTGATGGTGAAACGGGGTTGAAATGGTCAGAACTAAACGTGTTGTCAAATTCACATAATTTTTATTCTACAAAATTTCAGTTTACAAATAGTATAACCGCGGATAAAATTATAACCGGTACCACTGAATTCCTTAACCCCAATAACAGTAAAACGTTTCAAGTTAGCCCAATTTATGACATAGATAGGAGGGTTGAAACACTAAACGTTTCGGGACCTGTTAATATTGGGCCATTTATTGATGGTTATGGTATTGCACTATCAAACAAATTAATGGAGAATTTACGTATCACAGAGGGAGATGTTCTATATTTTAGAATAAAATAAGAGATATTAATAATATACGGGATATTTATATTTATAACAAAAATATTATGGATAAGAATAATAGACTTAAAAACACAGTAGACCAATTTCTAAACCCTAAAGAAGTTAGAAATATTTCTAATGATGGTATGGAAAGAGAAGAGTGTGATTTACAAACAGGGGAATGTTACGTAATAAGGTCTAAGGACGGAATTGTAGAAAGAATTAATAAAAAATATATTACCGAAGACGGTAGACAACTTTTACAAGATTAAAGCCATGAGTTTAGAACAAAAGTTACACGAAGAATTGATGAGATTCAATGCCATCAATAAGTACGGAAAAAAAATGATTATGGAACAAGACGTTCCACCGGTTGAACCCCCAACAGCGGGATTACCACCAGACCCAGCAGCGGCGAATCCAGCTGCGGGATTACCTCCTGTAGACCCTGCGGCGGCACCTGTTGACGCCCCTGCGGCACCAGAAATGGATTCAACTGAAGAAATTGACATTACCGATTTGGTTAATATGACCAAAAGTATTAAAAAAGATATGGACGACAACAAAGTTGAATATGATGGAGTGGTCGGTAAAATGGACGATGTATTCACAAAACTTTCTGATTTGGAAAGTAAATTGGTACAAATGGACCAAGTAATGGCTAAAATTGACGAATTAGGTTCTAAAGTTGAAAACATGAAAGAACCAACAGCTCAAGAAAAATTAGAAATGAGGTCATTAGATTCTTATCCATTCAATCAAAATCCACAACAATTCTTTGCACAGAAACAAGGAGAAATGAAACAAAGTGGTAAAAATGAATACGTTTTAACCAAACAAGATGTTGATGATTATTCAAAAGATACAATAAAACAAACATTTAATCCTGAACAACAAGAAGATGAATTTAAGTTCTAATGTAAATTTATTTTTAGGATTACACGCACAACTAAAAATTTTCCATTGGCAAACAAAGGGGTATGCCCGTCATCAATCTTTCGCAGAAGTAAGAAGCCAATTAGACGATTTAGTTGACGAGTTTGTTGAACAAGCCATGGGACAATATGGTAGATTTGTACTCGATGAAGAATCAAGTACATTGAAATTAGTAAATCTATCTGAGGTAAAACCAGTTGAAATGGCCGAAACAATTTGTACTGCATTGAAACAAATGACACAAGATATCGATTCAGAAGACACAAATTTATTAAATTTAAGAGATGAAATTTTAGGATTAGTCCAAAAAATGAAGTATCTTCTAACATTAGAGTAACCCAAAAAATATTTTGAAAAAGTTTAACCCGGATTTTTTAATTCGGGTTTTTTTATTTATATTTTTAGAACAATGATATTATTAATTTAAATTTTAACTATTATGTCAACATTTGATGCAGTACTAGCACAGTACGAAAAAAGTAAACAAGCCACAAGTGGCAATGCAAACAAAGTCTCACAAGAAGACAGAATGAAAAAGTACTTCACTACAGTACTTCCTAAAGGTTCTCGTGGAGAAGAAAGAAGAATCAGAATCCTCCCTACTAAAGACGGTGGTTCACCTTTTGTTGAGGTGTACTTTCACGAAGTTCAGGTAGATGGAAAATGGTTGAAACTTTTTGACCCAAAACAAGAGGGTAAAAGATCACCATTGAACGAGGTTTATCAAGGACTTATGGAAACAGGTGTGGAATCGGACAGAGAATTGGCTAGACAATACCGTTCTCGTAAATTCTACATTGTTAAAGTAATCGACAGAGACCACGAAGAAGATGGTGTTAAGTTTTGGAGATTCAAACACAACGCAAAAGGTGATGGTGTTTTGGATAAAATCTTCCCAATTTTTAAAAACAAAGGAGACATTACCGACCTTAATAAAGGTCGTGATTTGATTCTTTCTTTGGGATTAACTAAAGCGGGTACAGGTAAAGAGTACACTTCAATTAATTCTGTAATTCCGGAAGACCCAAGTCCATTACATGATAATTCAGATAAATCAAATGAATGGATTAATGATGAATTAGTTTGGTCAGATGTTTATTCTAAAAAAGGTGAAGATTATTTAGAATTGGTTGCTAACGGAGAAACTCCGAAATGGAGTACAGAAAGTAACAAATGGATTTCTGCATCTCAATTGGAATCTTCATCAGAAGAAACAATTGCATCACCAAAAAAATCAAAGACAATGGTTGACCCACAAGAGGGTGAAGATGTTGATGGAGACCTACCATTTTAATTGGTAAAACAATAGGGGTTCGGCGATAACGTCAAAGGCCCCACTTTTAAATTTATTTATTATGGCAATCAAGAAAAACGATTTTAGTTCAATAAAGAAAAAGTTCTCCAAAGAGGCAGAATACAAGGCCGATAGGTTCTTTGATTTGGGTGACGCATTTTTAGATGCAACAGGTATTCCTGGTCCGGCTATTGGACATTTAAATATGTTCTTAGGTCATAGTGATACGGGTAAAACCACAGCACTTGTAAAGGCTGCAGTGGATGCACAAAAGAAAGGTATTTTACCCGTCTTTATTATTACAGAACAAAAATGGAGTTGGGACCACGCCGAGTTAATGGGTTTCAATAAAGAAGACGATTTTTATCTCTTTAATAGTGATTTCGAGTATATTGAACAAATTACAGATTTCATTAATGAAGTGTTGGATGCACAAGAAAAGGGTGAAATTCCACACGATATTCTCTTCTTATGGGATTCTGTAGGTTCTGTACCTTGTAAGATGACTTATGATGGTAAAGGTGGGAAACAACACAACGCATCAGTTTTAGCCGATAAGATTGGTATGGGTTTGAATCAAAGAATTTCAGGTTCTCGTCGTTCGGACAAACAATACACAAACACCTTAATTATTGTAAACCAACCTTGGGTAGAACTTCCTGATAATCCATTCGGTCAACCAAAAATCAAAGCGAAAGGAGGGGAGGCAATCTGGTTAAATTCAACTTTGGTGTTCTTATTTGGTAATCAAAAAGGTGCAGGTACAACTAAAATCTCTATTACAAAAGACAAGAGAAAAGTTAAGATTGCAACAAGAACAAAAATTTCTATCATGAAAAACCACGTAAATGGTTTAGGTTATGAAGATGGAAGAATTCTTGTGACAGCACATGACTTTATGAAAGGTAGAGATGATGTTGAAGAAAAGAAAAGCATTGAACTTTACAAATCAAATCACGGAGATTATATTAGTAAAATGTTAGGCGTTAACGTTACAGACGCGGAAGATATTGAAGTTGTAACTGAGGATGAATAATTATTAATAAACATTAATGTCCGTTTTATTAGTTGATGGCGACAATTTACTCACGATTGGTTTCTATGGTCTTAAGAATCACTTCTATAAGGGAAAACATATTGGAGGAATCTATCATTTTATCAATACTCTTAGAAGATCGTTTGAGACATATCATTTAGATAAAATTGTTGTGTTTTGGGACGGTGAAGACGGATCATACCAACGTAGGCAAATCTACCATCTCTATAAAGAGAATCGTAGAAATAGAATTAGGTCAGAAGAGGAAATAGATAATTACAATTACCAAAGAAATAGAATTAAACAATATTTGGAGGAACTTTATGTTAGACAAGGTGAGTTCCAATATTGTGAAACTGATGATTGTATTGCGTATTATGTTTTAAATTCTCAAACAGAGAACAAAATTATCTATTCATCTGATGGTGATTTAACACAACTTGTTTCAGAAATTACATCTATCTATAACCCCTCACACGGTAAACTTTATAAAACTAACGATATTGTAACTTATAATCATGAAGGTATTCATATCAGTAATATTAAATTAGTAAAAATTCTTTGTGGTGACCCGTCTGATAACATATCGGGTATAAAAAGTATGGGGTTAAAAAGATTATTAACCTTATATCCTGAGATAAAAAACAGAGCAGTTAGTTTGGAAGAGATATTGGAG